AGCGCGGCCTGGCCGTCGCCGGGGGCCACGTCCAGCTCCACCGTGCCGTCGGGCGCAATCGTCACCTTCATTCGTCGTCCTCGCTGTCAACCTTGTCGAACAGGCCGTACTGCGACAGCGTGCCGTAGTTGGCCCCGTAGCCGTTGTTCCTCTGGTACGCCACCACCGTGGCCTCAGGGCCCCACTCCGTGATGGCCTCCTGCACGGCCTCCAGCAGCTCGGCCAGCGTCATCGACGTGTCCATCTGGTCGGCGGCGTAGCCAAGGTTGCCCTCGTGGTGCATCCGCACCGTGACCCCCTCCCCGCTCACAACGGGCTCGTAGTCGTAGTTCTTCATGGTCGTGCGTCCTTTCCTTCGTGCGGTTGGGTGGAAGGGGGAGGGCCGGGCAGCCCTCCCCCCTGTGGGGCTAGCGGAGGATGCTCACCACGTCGTCGTCCATGATGTGCAGGCCCTTGGCGTACACGCCGTCGCGCTTGGCGGCGTCGATGATGTCCGACTTCCAGGTGCGCTTCCGCAGCTGGTGGAACGGCAGGCTGACCCGCACGTTGTCGCCGTTGCGCAGCGTGCCGTAGCAGTAGCTCACGTCGTACATCGGGAAGCCGGGGTCGGTCAGCAGCCGCAGCCGGAACACGCGGGCCAGCTGCGGGTCGCTCCAGTAGACCTCGCCGGTCAGGCTGTCCAGCAGCTCCTGCTGGCCCCCGGCGGGCAGGCCGTTCGTCTCCACCGCGCCGTAATGGTTGCGGTAGGCAATGGTCTCGATGCTGGCGGTCATGTCGGTTCCTTCCGTAGGTGGCGGCTTCTGTGCCGCGCTAGTAACAATAATACACATATCGTCGTACATCGCAAACTGTCCGCTACGATTCCCCCTATGGCGGCATCTCGTAGCGCGGCGGCGCTCACCATCCACCCTTCCGAACTCAGCACCTACCACCGCAACCCCCGGCGCGGCGACGTGAGCGTGATCGCCGCCAGCCTCCAGGCGCATGGCCAGTACAAGCCCATCGTCGTCAACCGCGGCACCTACACCGGGCGGGCCAACGAGGTGCTGGCCGGGAACCACACGCTGATGGCCGTGCGTGACCTCGCCGAAAGGTATCCCGACGACGCGCGATGGCAGGAGGTTCTCGTCCACTGGGTGGACGTGGACGACGACCGGGCCGCGCGCATCGTCCTGGTGGACAACAGGGCCAGCGAGCTGGGCGGGTTCGACACCGCCGAGCTTGCGGCTCTGCTACTGGACGTGGCACCCGCCGACCTTGCTAGCATCGGGTACACCGACAAGTTTGTCACCGACCTCGACGCCCTTGTGAACGGCAGCGCCCTCGATGACTTTCCAATTGTCGACTCCGGTGACACCACACCCGACCAGGGTGATGGCAGCACGGTAGAGGTCCAGTGCCCCGGCTGCGGTCATGTGTTTGTTCCGATGCCCGGCTCCTACCAAGAGGCTGGAGACTAATGGCCAGGCCGGACTACGTCACCAGCCTGCATGAGCTGTGGACGGCAGCCATCGCTCCTCGCGCCGCCGACGCACCCACTCTGGTGTCCACGTTCGCGGGGTGTGGAGGGTCGTCATTGGGTTACCACGCGGCGGGCTTTCGTGAGCTGCTCGCCGTTGAGTGGGAGCCCCACGCTGCCGCCCACCTGCGGTTGAACTTTCCCACCGTTCCGGTTCTTGAGGGCGACATCGCCACCGTTGACGAAAACACGGTGACCATCCCGCCGGAAGGTCTGGACGTTCTTGACGGTTCGCCGCCATGCCAGGGATTCTCTCTCGCCGGTAAACGTAATGTTGCCGACCCGCGCAACACCCTGTTCATGCAGTTCATCCGGCTTGCTGAACTGTGGCGACCAAGGGTGCTCATCATGGAGAACGTGCCCGCAATGTCACGCGGGCGGACCAGGCCAATCTTCTTGGCGTGCATGAAAGAGTTCGCCAATGCCGGTTATCGGGCAGAAGCACGAATACTTCAGGGTGATCGACTTGGCGGTGCCAGCATCCGACAACGTCTTTACATCATAGGTGTCCGCGCCGACCTCAACATGGCCCCCGCATTTCCCCGGCCACAGTACGGCTACACATTTAGAGAAGCAGTAGCTGACGTGAGTGCTGGCCCTGTACCCTGCGTTAACACAACCACCGCCAACCTTGCGACTCACGTTTCGGCGGGCAAATCGGCTTCATCCTTACTTGACGAGTACGGGAAGAAAGCTAGTTATTTTGGAACATCGCGTGCAGGTTGGGACCAACCTTGCCGTACTGTGCTGAAGCACAATCCCATGTCTGGGATTTTCCATCCTTCTGAAAACAGAGTTTTGACCGTTCCTGAACTAAAGCGGATACAGGGGTTCCCAGACGAGTACCAATTCACCGGGAAGCCCGAGCAGATCCAGGATCGGATAGGTAACTCGGTAATGCCGCCTATGGCCTATCAGGTCGGCTTGGCTGTCCGTGAACACATCCTGGACCCGTTGCGCGCATGACCACTGCTGACCCGGCCCTGATTAGGCGGGTGTCAAGCACCTGGCAGCCGGAGACCCGGCAAGCGATGGTTGAATACCTGCGGAACTCCCGTGCCCGCGAGGCGCTGAAGACCCGCTACCGCAACGCCGCAGAGCTGGCGCAGGCTGTGGACCCCGGCTACAACATCACCCCGGCACTGCGAATGGTCGCCGACGCCATCGAGACAGTGCTGTCCAGGCCCCGGCACAACCTGCTCGTCACCACCCCGCCCCAGGAGGGGAAGTCGTCGCTCTGCGCCGTCTACACCCCGCTGCGGGCGCTTCAGCTGAACCCGAACCGTCGGATCATCCTGGCTACCTACGGCGACAGTCTGGCCGAGGATCACAGCCGGGCGTGCCGTGACATCATCACTCGCCACGGCGCGGGGGTGGTGGACGCTATGACCGGGGTGACGGTGAAGGACAAGCTGGGGCTGGAACTGTCGCCAACGGCGTCCAAGATCGGGTCGTGGCGCATCGCCGGGGCCCGCGGAGGCATGATCGCCGTCGGCCTCGGGTCGTCCATCACGGGCCGTGCCGCCGACCTGTTCATCATTGACGACCCGTACAAGAATATGCAGGAGGCCGATAGCGCCACCCACCGCCGCCGGGTGGACGAGTGGTTCGCCTCGGTGGCCCAGACGCGCCTGTCGCCCGAGGCCAGCATGGTGCTGATCCAGTGCATGACCGGCGACACCCCGGTCCTGCGGCCTAACGGCACCGAAACACCGCTGCGGGACATTCGCGTGGGCGACCGGATCGCCACCTACGAGAACGGTCAGCTAAACACTTCCACCGTCCGCAACTGGGCGAACCAAGGCCCCGACGACGTGTTATCCATTAAACTGAAGTCAGGACGAACGGTGCGGGCAAACGCACGGCATCCGTTCCTGACTATCAAAGGTGGGCGCGAGGTATGGACTCGGGTACAAGACCTGCGGGTGGGGGACACGATTCGGTCTGTTCAGAGGACGGGTGCTCCAACAAAGTCCGGCGGCGGGGTCTCTGCTACCGGCACTGCTATCCCGCCAGCCAATCCGCAGGACGAGTCAACCCTCCTGGCTGGCGGGGGCAGTGGGTCGGAGCAGTCTGCTCTGTCGATGGCTGCGACAACGCAGCCGTCTGCAAAGGACTGTGCGACAGCCATTACGGGAAGGCCCGCTGGGCTGCCGGATACCGACCTCCGGCGAAGTCCACCAGAAACCGTCATCTCAAACACCGATACGGGATCGACCACGACGAGTACGACCGACTCCTCGCTGAGCAGGATGGACGCTGCGCGATCTGTCAGCGGACCCCATCAGCAGGTGACCGACCGAAGCACTGGAAAAGCCATCTCTGCGTCGATCATTGCCACGCGACGGGTGTCGTCCGAGGGCTTCTCTGCAATGACTGCAATCTCGCCATCGCCGGGTTGGGAACCGCCGACACGGCGCGGCGAGCCGCTGAGTACCTGGAGCGTTGGGACTGACGAGATTGTATCCATCAGTGCGGATGGATATGAGGACGTGTTCGACATCGAGGTCGAGCGCACCGAGAACTTCATCGCAAATGGGGCAGCGGTTCATAATACCCGATGGCACCCCGAGGACTTGGCCGGGCAGATCATCGCCGGGGAGCAGCAGGTGGAGCCGCGCTACCGCACCTGGCGGCACATCAACGTACCGGCCATCTCCGAGGCCGGAATCTACGACAGCCTCGGGCGCAACGACGACGAGGTGATGGTGTCGGCGCGGGGCCGTACCCGCGCCGAGTTCGAGCAGACCCGGCGCACGGTCGGTGAGCGCGTCTGGTACGCGCTCTACCAGGGCAGCCCGCGTAACCCGGCGGGTGGGCTGTTCATGCGTGCGTGGTTCGCTAACACCCGCCTGCCGGTGGCCCCTGACAAGACGGTGGCCACGGTCATCGGCATCGACCCGGCTGACAGCGGTGAGGGCGACGAGACGGGCATCGTCGCCGCCACCTTGGCCGAGGACGGCACGGTCATCCTCACCGAGGACTGGTCGGGGCAGATGACCGCGGACGAGTGGGCGCGGCGGGCCGTGATGCTCGCGCTCAACACCGGGGCCCGCGAGATTGCGATGGAGGCGTACGCCAGCGCCACCACCTACGTCTCCGTCATCAAGCGCGCCTGGAAGGACATCCACGACGAGGTTGTCGCCAAGCGCACCAGGGGCAACTATTTGTCGCCCATCGAGGAACGGGCGCTGTCGGCCAACATGCCGTTCACGATCTTCAAGTGGCGGGGCCGCAACGGGGCCGACGCCGTGGGCCGGTCGTCGCTGCTGCGCCAGGCGTTCGAGACGGGGAAGTGCAAGACCGTCGAGAACAAACTGGCCGTGTTCGAGGCCCAGGCCGCGGATTGGCAGGCCGGGCAGCACCAGCCCGACCGGGTGGCCGCGGCCCTCATCGCCCACGACCGCATCGCCGCGCTCAGCGGCGGGCGGGTGCTCATGTCGGTGCCCGTGGACGGCCCGCCCACCGCGGCCCCCGCGTGGCTCAAGCGAAGGATCGGCTGAG